TGCGCAATGTTATCAACCAATGTCATCAAGGCTCCTGACGGCTCCTTGTATGGCAATGGCATTATGGCTTCGCTGAGTGGCATACCACCAGTCTTAACAAGCGCGCCTCCGCCCGGAGGAACACGAAAGATGTTTGTATTCTGACGCGCGCCAGTATCGGCCATGAGGAAACCGGGGAAATTCGCATACATCCCAGCATCAAGAAGCTCACGCCACGCAGCAGTGATAGCATTAGTCGTGTTGCCAAGTATGTGCAGAAGGCCAATGTCATAGAAGCCCATGCCTGGAACGAATGTATACTTGACAAAATTGCGCCGCGCAGTTGGTAGCTCATCATCCCCCTCATCATAATTGCGAACAATCGACAAAATCTCTCTGGATGACACATCAATGGTGACACGATACGGAATTTCCAATCCCGTCTCTTTGCCTTTCCACTTATGCTCAAATCCTTTGATGTTCAGCTCGCAATAGCACTCATAAATCTCACGATCCCGATCCTCAGGACGCATGGATTCAGTCATAATGCCTTGAACAGCGCTTTTTTCCCGTTGAACGCTGTCCAAAGTGGGAGAATTGGGTGTTGAAAGGTCAACATCGCGGTACACGCCCAGAATCTGAAGCCGTTTAACGGTCGATGGCTTCATAAAAGTGCGGTGCGTGATGCGACGAGCGTTTTCCAAGTCCGTGGCGGCATTGTTGACGATCAAATCATCAGCATCTACGCTCTCAGAAATAGGTCGATTTCGTAACGGACAAAAATAGACCTTTTTGAAAGCTGTGCCGCCAAAACCAAGCATGAGAAGCATACGATCCGTGTCAGGATAGTATTCGGATGCTGTTGTAGTCAGGTAATGGTTCAGATCCCGCTCAAGAAAATTGGCTAATTGATCCTTTTGCAGGTCTGTGTTGTTGCCATCATCGCGGATCTTGACTGGTCCATCGGTCGGCAGCAGCTCTGATCGGGCATTAGCCTGAAATCTAAGAACGGCCTCCAGAAGAAGCGGATGGCGAACTTTGCTCATGCCCTCGACAGGCGCGCCATCGGCTGCACACTGCACATTCGGGATCTCGATCTTCAAACCAAGCAGCTTGATACCCAGCGCGCGGTCCTCGATCCACTCACGGCGGCTTTCAATATCATCGCCAATGCCGCGAATCAGTTCTTCTGCAATGCGGCTCAGCTCTGTATCTTCAATCTTTTCAACGAGGTTCTCAAAAAACTCTTCGTTGTACTCGTTTTCCGCTTCCTGAATGGGTTTGCCATCCAGAGAAACGCTGATGGAGCCATCGGCATGTTCGATCTTGAGAACATTACCGTGCATATCCAATTCAGGCTTGTCGGCCTGATCATCAACCATTTCTATAATGATTTCAGCAGGATCAATTGCTGGGTCAGCTTCCGGTTGGGGCTGGCGTAGATTGGGCATAAGCCCCGGAACCATGGGCATGGGTCAGTCCTTTACAGGGTCAAGCTGCTCCATTTCTTCAACAAATCGTTGAAGACCTTCTTGAGCAGCAATTGTATCTGTTTTTGCTTGAATTTCATAGTGCCTAACAAAGTCATGAGGCTCTTTGCCCCAAACCTCGACCTTGAACATACCGATGGTGAAAGGTGTCGGCTCTTTCAGGACGTCAACGATGGCACTTGCTAGAACTCTTTGCATTTCAAACCGGATAGAGTGGTACAGTGGTGTTTCCTTTGAACATCATGGATGACTCCATGTCGGATGTCCATTCAACCTGCCTTACCAATATCCCGCTTTCCCGTAAATGCCTCAAAGCCATAGAGACAGTATCAACCAGATCGTCATGTTTGGCTTTTGGGAACTGGGAAACCTGATTGATGACCATTTCGGCCCATTGTTTATTGGGTGCAAACACCATTCCTTCGGCAAAAAGATGTTCGACGGAATGCAAACGGGCTAATTTGTCCTGCGATTTGGGGTCATAGAGCTGGACGGCAAAGTTTTCATAGCCGTAAAGGCGTTGTATCTCCTGCGCTACGCTATGACCGGCGGCTTTATTCTCGATCAGGAGCCGATCTACTTTCATAGCGCGGCATGTCTGGGCAACTTTCAGCACAAGCTGGTGCAATTCATAGCGGCCTTCCCATGCATTCATCAGCATGACCTTGGGAGCTGAGTTTTCGGTAAACCTGCGACCGAATTTTGCCCCGACAGCATCGTCAAACAGGGCAGATTGACCGTCACTTTCCCTGTTTTTGTTGTTTTTTGTCAAATATCTATTGGCCATTTCGGCTTTTGCGCCGGTAAAGACGCCCCAGACGGTCATTGCAGAGGGATCATTCTGGGTTTTGGCTGTGTAAGCGGTATCCAATGTGGCAATAATCAGGTCCATGGCCGGATATTCTTCGTTTTGCCACGGCTGCCACCACTCTGATTTGATAATACCGCCGCCTTTGGGTTCTGGGCGTTGCTGGAATTGACCAGCAAAGGTCCAGGGACCCTGATCTGCTTCCAATCCATCAACGGTTTTGGCGTCAAAACGCTCCGGCCACAGGAGGGTTCCTTCTCTGCGTTCCAGTTCCTTTTCCGCTTCCATGCTTACAGGGATGCGGTTGCCATCAGGGTCAACGGCCACCAGGGGATTACCTTCGGCATCCATGCCTCTGGGGTCATTCCAGTCAATCGAAGTGTAGCTGTGGCGTTTCCATTCGTACCGCATGGGCAAACATAGATGTACCCAGTTGCCGGTATCCTTGGACGTAATGTGGCCGGTCAGGTCTTCTTCCGACAGTCTCTGCTGGATGACAATGAACGCACCTGTCTTGGGATCATTGAGACGGGTAGACAGGGCTGTATCCCACCATTCGGTTGTTGCATGAATGGTTGCCTCGGAAAACGCTTCCTGAGCGGCATTGGGATCGTCAACAACGATGATGTTACCACCTTCACCCGTCAGGGCGGACCCCACTGAGGTAGAAAGTCGGGACCCTGACTTGTCATTATCAAATCTGGTTTTGGTGTTCTGGTCGGAGCTGAGCTTGTACCGATCACCCCAAAGGTTTTGATACCACGGGCTTTCGATCAGGCGGCGGCATTGGGTGCTATCTCTTAAGGAGAGCTGCTGGGCATAGGATGCATGAAGGAACTTCACACCCGGCCCGGAGGTCGAGCTGTCCCAGATACGGGGCTGCGCCCATGTCCAGGCGGGATAGGCTACCGACACAAGTGATGATTTGGCGCAACGTGGCGGAATATTGATGATGAGCCTTTTGATGTCACCATCAGTTACCGCTTGAAGATGCTCGGCAACTGCCTCAATGGGCCAGCCATCGGTGAAAGTGCTGGAATCTATATACTTCCATGCATTTTGCAGGAACTTGTACAGACTGTCTTCACAATCAGCGCGATCAAGATCGGCCAATTGCTTATCAAGATCGACGTCAACACCATCTATTGTGACGATAGCCATTTGCCCTACCAATAATGGAGCGGTCCTACCCAATTGGGTATTTTCGCATTTTCTGCCAGCTTGATATATTTCTGGCGGTAGCGTTCTGCTTTACGGGTCAACCGTTGACTGAACGGAGACCCTGACACATGGCAGGATGCAAGCTGAGCTGAGGTTTTGGCTCCCAGCTCGATGCACCGCTCCATATGCCGGATGCCAGCTTCAATCTGTGCTGTGCATGACGAATTCAGTTCATAAGCACTAATCCCTAAAGTCTCGGCACTTGGAACCAGAACCTGCAAGGGTCCCACGGCCCGACCATGGCGGGTTTTGGGTCCCTTGACATGGCATGTATATCCGCTTTCGATCTTTGCAATTCTCAGGGCAGGTTCAACCCATTTTTCTCCCAGCCGTGATCTTGCCTTGGCGGCAATTTCCTGAGCGACCTGCTGGTGGTTCTTGGTCATAGTATCAACCCAACCATAACCGGCGAAGTTCTCGGATTGTTTGCCCCAACCCATTTTATCTCTCTGGGCATAGATGGCGGGGTTATCATCCCCTTCAAAGGCCCATGTGCCTATCGACATGCAGGCCATGGCCGCCAGGGAAGCAATTATTGTTTGTTTCATGCGGTACTCCCGATCAAGCACC